GACAAGATGGCCAAGCTGCAGAAGCAGCAGGCGGAAGCGGCGCAGCGCCGCGCCATGGCTGAAATGGCCCGGCAGCAGGCCGAGGCTGACCAGGCCAAGGCGGCGGGCGGACGCAAGCGCGGGCGGTCCATGCTGACATTCCTCGGCGCGGACGGCCAGGCCACGCTGGGCTGAGCATGAATTATCAGGCGATCAAGGCCCGCCGCGCGGCGGCGCTGGGCGCGAAACTGGCCTTCAAGCCGCTGCTCGACGAGGCCTTCGAGTTCGGCATTCCTTACCGGAAAGGCACCAGCGAGACCGGCGAAGGCGAGAAGCGGGTCAACCGCGTCTATGACGCCACGGCCATGGAAGCCTCGCTGCGCTTCGCCGGGAAATTCGCGCGAGACATCTTCCCGCCTGGCTTCTTCGCCATCGAACCAGGCAAGTGGCTGCCAGACGACACGGTGATTGAAGAAATCCGCAAGCAGGTGGCGCCCGTCACCAAGGTGGTGGACACGTTCTTTCTCTCGGGCGAATGGGAGCAGGCCAAAGCCGAAATGGGCATTGACCTGTGCGCGGGGAACACCGCGCTTCTGGTGCTGAAAGGCACTCAGGCCAAGCCCTGCCGTTTCGTGGTGGCCCCCATGGACGAGATCATGTTTGAGAATGGTCCGTTCAATGACATCACCGGCGTGTTCTGGGAGCGCAAATGGCCGCTGCGCGCCATTGCCGAGGAATTCCCGAACGGTAACTTTTCCGATGAATTGCGGCAGCGCATAGACAAGACGCCCGAAGGCACCATCACGCTCTATCAGGACACGGTGTGGGACAAGAAAACCGAACGCTGGGTGCGCCATGCCTGGTGTGACGGCAATCAGGACATGATCATCGAAACCACCACGAGCCGCACCTGCCCATGGGTGACGCCGCGCTATTTCCGCGTGCCGGGCGAGGTCTATGGCCGTGGTGTGCTGATGCTGGCCATGCCGGCGATCCGCACGCTCAATGTGGCGCAGAAGATCATGCTTCAGGCGGCGGCCATCGCCATGCTGGGCATTTACACGGCGATCGATGATGGTGTGTTCAACCCCGATAATAGCCCCTTGCAGCCGGGCGTGTTCTGGAAGGTGGCGCGCAATGGCGGGGTGCTGGGGCCCAGCGTGATGCGCTTTCCAGACCCGCGCATCGACCTGGCCGGCATCCCCATCGACAAGCTTCAGATGCAAGTGAAAAGCGCCATGAACGACAAGGCGCTGCCGCCCGACACCGGCGCGGTGCGGAGCCCCACAGAGATCATCGAGCGGGTGAAGCAGATCGCCTTTGATGACGTGGGCGCTTTCGGGCGGCTGGTGCATGAAGGCGTGGTGCCGCTGGTAAAGCGCTGTGTGGAAATCGCCTATGACCTTGGGCTGCTGGGCCGCGAGATCAACATCGATGATTTCATATTGCGGGTGGAAGTGCGCTCGCCCATGGCCATGGCGCGCCAGCAGATGCGCAGCGAGAGCATCATGCAGTATTTCCAGATCGTGAACGCGGTCTATTCCGACAATCCGCAGATGGTGGACCAGATGGTGCATCGCGACAAGGCGCTGGCGCATGTGGCCGAGGCGCTGATGGTGCCGGAAGATGTGCGGCCCACGACCGAGGAACGCCAGCAGATTGCCGAGAAGCAGGCCCAGGCGCAAACCGCCCAGATGATGGCCAGCGCGGCCATGGCGGCGCCGGAACAGGCGGTGGCGGCGGCAGAGGCCGCGGGAGGCATGGCATCATGAGCACTGACGCTTCAAATGGCGGCACCAGCATTGACGTTTCAATCAGCGACCTGATGGCGGGGCTTGGCGGTGACGCCACGCTCAGAGACCTGTTCTCGCTCACCGATGACCGGGTGAAGGCGCTGAACATGGCGCGGCAACTGAAGGATGCGCGGCGCAAGCCGGTGGCCGCCGCCGTGGCGCGGGTGCTGGCGAGTGATGACGGCAAGGTGCTGTTTCAGGCGCTGCTGGACATGACGTTCCGCAGCCATGCGGATGTGGCGGGCATGGGCCTGCCATCCGATATCGCGCTGCAACAGCTGGTGGCGGAGAACGCGCGCAAGGAACTCGTGGTGCAGCTGGTGAAGCTGGCCCGGGAAGGGGTGGCGGAATAGGCCGCCGCCCGCAAATCAAGAGGCAATGAACCATGGCAGATGAACAAGCCCCGCCGCCAGGTGGCGGACAGCAAACACCGCCGCCAGGCGGCGCGGGTGGCGCGGGTGGCACGGGAGAAGGTGCGGGTGGCGCGGGCGGCACGGGTAACACGGGTGGCGACTTGCCCGTGTGGAAGACGCTGGGCATTCCTGAGCACATGCTGAAAGACAGCGCCGAAGCCACGCTGGCGGAAGTCTATAAGGGCTTTCGCGGTTTTCAGGAAAAGCAATCGGCTCAAGGGCCGGTTGGCAAATCGGCGGATGACTACAAATTCGAATTCGCGGATGAGATCAAGCCGTGGTTCGGCAATGCCGATGACCCGGCCCTGGCCAATTTCCGCGCGGTGGCGCACAAGTTCGGGCTGCCGGTGAAGACGGCAAACGCCATTCTGAACGAGGTGTTTGGCCCGCTCGCCAAGGACGGCAAGCTGCCAAAGCCCTATTCGCCGCAGGCCGAGCTGGACGCCATGGCCAAGATGCTGGGAAAGACCGGGGCCGAGGCCGCCCCGGCCATCGAACAGGCGCAGACCGAACTGCAAGCCTGGGCCGCCAACACCGGCCAGCAATTGAAGCTGACGGAAGACGAGCAGATCGAGCTCGAAAGCCTGCTTCTCAATGCCTCGGGCTTCGGGCTGCTGCGCAAGCTGCAAGGGGCGGGCGGCGGTGACGGCTTCCGGCTGGGTGGCAAAACTCCTGGCGCGCTGACACGCGCCGAGCTCGAGGCGATGCAGAATGACCCGCGCTTTGATCCGGCCTCCTCGAAATTCGATAAGGCCTTCCGCCAGCGCTATGAGGATGGCTGGCGCGCGCTGCCGCTGGAGCAGCTGAACCGCCGCTGATTGCCCCCAGCGTGCCGGAACAGCCGGGCCGGATGCCTTGACGGGCATCCGGCCCGATTAGTTTCCACGCCCAGGCACGGGGGCGGACCTCCGCCGCCGCCGGTTTACCTTACCAGGCCCGGCTTCGCGGCAAGTCTATCCAACCCGGTGATGAACGTGAACCCTCATCAACGGAGCAATCCAAATGTCTATTCAGGCCGACGCACATTATGTGCAGCAGTACAACAGCCGCGTCACCCACATCTACCAGAACAAGGGCTTCCTTCTGAAGGGCATGTTCATGCCCGAGAACAAGATTGAAGGCTCGACGGCCTATTGGCCGATCCATGGTTCCACCGTGGCCCGCAAGAAGCAGCGCCACATTCGCGCCAGCGAAGGCAACATCGCCAAGTCAATGCGGAGCGCCACGCTTCAGACCTGGGAAACCTTCGATTACGTCGGCCAGTTCGACATGGTGCGCCAGACGGTGAACGAGAAGGAAAGCCTGCAACAGGCGGGCGCCATGGCGCTGGGCCGCGCGGTGGACCAGGAACTGATGGATCTGCTGAACGCCAATGCGCCGACAGCGGGAAACAGCTTCCTCGACACCGGCGCGGCCGCGCTTGGCATCGATCAGGTGATGCTGCTGATCGCCCGCTTCATGGGCAACGCGAAGATCCCGGCTGACGGGCAAATCTACGGCGCGCTGAATGCCCTGGCCTGGCAGCTGCTGAGCGGCTTCAAGCAGTTTTCGAGCTCCGATTATGTGGGGCCCGACCTGCCATTCCGCCAGCGGACGCAGGCCAAAACCTGGAACTTCGTGAATTGGGTGCTGCTGCCGGATGATTACTTCCCGGTGCCGGCGGCCAACCGCGCGGACCTGTTCCTGTGGCACAAGCCCGCCGCGGGCTGGTGCGACAATGTGGGCGAAAACCTGCGCAGCACCTTCGACTGGGACAACGCCTATGGCGAATGGTCACTCCGGCAGGAAGCCGAAGGCGCCGCGGTGTGCCTGCTGCCCGAAGGCCTGGCGCGGCTGCGCATCAAGACCGACGTGTCTGCCATCGCGCTCAACTAACGCCTCGTGACCGGGCCGCCATGACGGCGGCCCGGCGCCTGCCCTCAATTCAAACCGGAGAACACTTCCATGCCGTTCGAAGTCAAAGGACTGAACCGCCTCTATCAGCTGGGCACCAGCGGAACGCTGCAGCCCACGAATTTCTGGGGCTACGTGACCACCGATGCGCACGCCACCATCATTGCGGCCAACTATTTCAATGCCCAGGCGCAGCACATGCGGGTGGGCGACATCATTCTGGCCACCACGGCCATCGGCGGCACGCCGCTGGCGCGCATGTATGTGGTGACAGCGGTGACC